TCAACTATTATTCCAGGATCTGAAGTTGTTCTAACTCCAGGAAGAGTTACAGCCAACACATCTGTTCCATCTTCAAATAGTTCGGGTGGTTTTCCAGACACTACTTTGGGAAATTCATTTACTGCAAATAAAAGCAATCAAGATGTTGGTTCAAAAACAATATTTAATTTTGAACATCCTATTTATTTAACACCCGATGAGTATGCAATAGTTGTAATGACAAACAGTAGTGAATATTCTTTATATGCTTATGATTTAGGAGCATTACATACCAATTCTGATAGAAAAATTACGAAACAGCCCTACATAGGTTCATTCTTTAAACCTTTAAATTCTGGAAGTTGGTTGCCTGAAGTAGATAAAGGAATAATGTTTCAATTAAATAGGTGTGAATTTACATCTGCAAATGGTTATGTTAGATTGGATAATAAAAATAAATCTCATTCGAATGCAACTTCAAATGTTACCATGGATTCAATAAAATTGAATGCCGATACATTAGAATTTTCAAATACAATATCAAGATTCTTTTATTTTGAAACTAATTTGAATGATTCAACAAAACAGTCAACATCTACAAAATTTAATGTGAACAAAAATGTTTCATTTAAAAAACAAAAATATATTGATTATGATTCTGTAAATAATGTAATGAACAATAAATTTACGTTAAATGTTTATTTTGAAACTGCAAATACTTTACTATCTCCAGTAATAGATTTAGATAGAATGGGATTAATAACAATCAATAATATTGTTAATAATGGTAGTATTTCAAATGATGATATAATTGTTACGGCAAATGGAACAGGTTATGATACTGATATTACAGATAATACAAGTGTATTTGTTGTTTCTGCTCCAGATATTGGATCGAATACTGCTACATTAAAAGCAAATTTAGTTCAGGGAACATCTCAAATTAATAAGGTCATAACTGTAAATCCGGGATCTGGATATTTTACCACACCAACTATAAGTGTTTCGGACGGAGGAACATCTGGATTATCGACCGATTCAGTTGCTGGTTCTGGTGCGATTGTAAAAATTGTAGGTGAAGGTGCAAATGGATCAAACATGTTAACTGCAAATGTAAGTCATTCTTCTGGTGGAAATATGCAAGCGAGATATATTACTAGAAGAGTTACATTAGAAGAAGGTTTTGATGCAAGAGATTTGAGAGTTTATCTAAACGCATATAAACCCAGAGGATCTAATATACATGTTTATTTTAAAGTTCTTGCTAACGATGATCAAGAACCATTTGATGAAAAACCATATGTTGCAATGAAACAAGAAACATCGGAAACATTCTCATTGAATGATAAAGATCATAAACAATATGTTTATAAAACAGAAAAAGAATTTATAAATTATACTAATGAGTCTGGATCTAGATTTAATACATTCAGAACATTTGCTATAAAAATAGTGTTTACACTTGACAGAGTTGCACAATCAACTTTTATAGGAATTCCTAGTGTAACAGATTTAAAAGTCATCGCATTAGATAGTGTGGGTTCACCTTGAAATTATTGACGGATGATCCTAGATATTCAAAAGATAGTTATTCAAGTGCATTATTAGCAAAAGATATAAATGCATTGATGAAACATAGACAAAATGTAGAGAGAATTAATAATTTTAAAAAAGAAACTAATGAAATAAATAATTTGAAAAATGAAATTTTTGAAATTAAAAAAACATTGAATTTCATAGTCGATTTTATTACTAAGGATAAAAATGGCGATATCTGATACAGGTATTACTAGTGTTTTGCTCACGGATACCTTTGAAACTTGGAGGAATAGATCAAATCAGATCATAACTGTTCTGAATGAGCAAGATGATGATAATCCGGTAACCTCTTTATTATCAGCAAATAGTGAAGGAGGTTTATCAATAAACACTTTAACAAGTAACATTGTCACAGGTGCAAATGTGACGGGATCAAGATTACTATTTTCTGGTGGTAATGTTGATTTTCAAAATGCTAATGTTGCTTCTGGTGGTAATGTACATCAAATTCATATACTTGGTGGAACTACAGTATCAGGTGCTAACCCAGATAGTTCGATTAGTAATGTTCAAATTAATAGTTGTGAAATAAATTTAAATGGAAAAACATTAAGAGCAAATGGTTCTTCAAGTATTCTATTATCAGGTGCAACTATTCCTGATTTGGGAACCGTAGGTTCTTTAAATTTAAATGGTGGTTCTCTTCAAAATGTTAATATTACAATTGCATCGGATCAACAAGGCACAATTTCTGTTACACATGGTGAACATGAATTTACGGGTGGAACAATAAACGGTTTAGCATTACAAAATTCATCTATTATTTCTACTACATTTTTAAATGGAAATGTTACTTTAAATTCTAGTTCTACGTTAGTTTCTAATTCTGGTTTAATAGTTGGATCTGATGTTGGTGATGCAAATGTAGCAATTGGAAAATTTACAGAATGGGATGGTGGTGCAACTAGAACAGCCAGTTCTTCTACAGGAAGATTACACGTAAGAACCGAATATGCAAATACTGGCGCTACTGCTTTGGATGCACATATTAATGCAGATGAATTAGTTTTAGAAGGCAATACTCATTCTGGTATTACAATTCTTAGTAAAGAGGAACCTAGTTCAGGGGTTGGCGGAATAAGTTCAATTTTGTTTGGTGATAATGCCGATACTGATGCTGGAGGAATAACATATGATAATTTAAATGATCATATCACATTTTCAGCAAAATTAAGTCAAACAAAAATTAGAATGCACACAGAAAATGGTGGAGCAATGCAAATTGCTGGTGCAAATGCTTTTAGTTCATTATCAGGAAAACTTCATATTAATCAAGCAACGGCTGATGCGTTGCCAGCAATTTTTGTTGATGCAAATGATGGTGATAAGGCATCAGTTATTATCGACTCAGAACAAACAACTGCCAATTCTGTAGATATTGATGTAGATAAATTGACATCAGGTCATGGATTGTCAATACATACTGGTTTAACTACTGCAACTACTCAAGCAATGACAGGATCTATTGCTAAACTTATTGACAATAATAGTTCTACATCTGCTAGAACATTAGTTAATATTATTCAAGATCATGCCAGTGCAACGGGCACTACTGGATTAAGAATTCAAGCGGATGGCGGAAAAGGAATAATAATAGATCAAAATGCAAATAAAACTGCATTTGAAATTGATTCAGAGTGTTCTACTGAAACTTCTGCAAAAATTTTAACAGATGCATTAACAACGGGTACTGGTTTACTCGTAAACTGTACGTCTGATCATAGTAAAAATTTAGTTTCTTTTATAACAGATAGTACAGGTGCAACCGGAACTACTTTATATGTTAGAAATGATACAACAACAGGTGCAACTCCTGTAATGTTAGTTGCAAATTCGGGAAGTAATATGGTAACAGTTCAGGCTAATGCTATGGTAACATTTACTACATTAAAAGTTATATCTGGAACTTCAAATCCAGTAAATTGTCGTTTACCAGTTTTAGATGTAAACGGAACCATTTTAAACAATAGTTAGGATTTTTAAATGGCCAGACCTTCATCGAGAGAAGATCTCAAACAGTATTGTTTGAGAACATTAGGAAAACCAGTCATTGAAATAAATGTTGATGATGATCAATTAGAAGATAGAATTGATGAGGGACTGCAATTTTTTCAAGAATATCATTTTGATGGCGTAGACAGAGTTTATCATAGACATAAAATTACTGCATCGTCAGTAAAAATTGATTCAAATACAGGATCTTTTACAGCAGGTGAAACGATAACTGGTGGAACGTCAAATGCTACAGCCACAGTTGTATCATCAAATACAAGTGTAATAACATTTAAAAAACATAAAGATACTACAGGAATATCTAATAATAATGTATCTTCAAGTTTTTCCAATGGTGAAACAATCACTGGTGGTTCAAGTCAATCTACAGCCGTAGCATCCACAGATTCAAATTTAGTGACTTTTGGAGATGTAGACAATCATTATATACCGTTGAATGATGCAATAATAGGTGTTGTTAGAATTTTTGATATTCAAGATACGACTGGTGGACAAACAACAAGTAGCATGTTTTCTTTTAGATATCAATTTCATTTAAATGAAATGCCATATCTAACTGCAACATCTATTATAAATTATAAAATGTCCATGCAACATTTACAACTTTTAAATGATATTTTTGTAGGAAAAAAACCTTTAAGATTTAATCGTCATCAAAATAGATTATTTTTAGATATTGACTGGGATAATAACGATATTGAACCTGATGAGTACATAGTTGTGGAGGCATATAGAATTATCGATCCAGATTCTTTTACTGATGTTTATAATGATATGTTTTTAAAAAAATATATTACGGCATTATTTAAAAGACAATGGGGTGCAAATTTAATTAAATATGAGGGTGTTCAATTACCTGGAGGAACGACATTAAATGGTAGAACATTATTTGAAGAAGCAAATCAAGAAATTAGAGAAACAGAAGAACAGGCTTCTCTTAAATACGAATTACCAGTTGACTTCATGGTTGGTCCAGGATAATGGCTACAAATCCATATTTAAATCATTTTCAAAATACATCTGAGCAAAATCTTCATCAAGATTTAATTATTGAATCAATAAAAAATTTTGGTATCGATAACTATTATCTACCAAGAGAATACGTTAATGAAGATTTAATTTATGGTGAAGACACAATATCAAAATTTAGTCAAGCATATTTAATTGAAATGTATGTAAAATCAGTCGATGGTTTTGAAGGAGAGGGTGATTTCATATCAAGATTCGGATTAGAAATAAGAGATCAAGTTATATTTTCATTAGCAAGAAGAAGATGGGAAAATTTATCAACTGGTTTTAGCAGACCTAGAGAAGGTGATCTTATATTTTTACCGCTTAACAAAAAATTATATGAAATTAGATTTGTTGAGCATGAATCAATGTTTTATCAATTTGGTAAACTACCGATCTTCGATATGACATGTGAATTATTTCAATATGATGATCAGAGAATAGATACTGGAATTGATGATATTGATGATATCGAAGATAATTTTGCTTATGCAGTTGAAGTAACATTACAGTCAGGTGGAACTGGTAATTACATTGAAGATGAATACGTTTATGTTGGTGATTCTGAAAGCACTGCAAATACTAAAGGAAGGGTTATTTCTTGGAATTCTACTGATAGAGTATTGAAAATTACCGATTTAGTAGGAACTTTTGGCGCATCACAAAATGTTGTTGGAAATACAAGTGGTGCATTTTTTACGGTAGGTACAACACCAGATACACAAACATTTGTTAATGATTCATCCGCTAATAATGTTTCTATACAAACTGAATCTGATTCTATTATAGATTTTTCAGAATCTAATCCTTTTTCAGAATCTAATTTTTAAGCGGTCGCTTCGGGTAAAATCGTTATCATACCTTCTACAATTCTTTCTTTTGTAACACCATCTGTCTGAGTATATTCTACATCATAAACATAGAGACCTGATGGCATTGCTGATGTTTGTGCGGCCGTAGCAGAAATTGTTACGTTGCTATCAGTGATAGACGTTGAAAAAGTAAGAATAAAAGAAGTATTAGTAGTAGAATGATTTTTCTTCATTTTAGAAGCACATGTTCCACTACTAATTGTGACGTTAGCATTGTTAGCGTTTTTAGCAGTAAAAACCTGTTCAAAGGTACTGCCTTGATACATTGTTAAATTTTCGCCTTGTGTTTTTATTGATATTGCCATAAGACTATTTATATAACTAAATAATACTGTAATCTTTTTGGAGTATTATGTTAGGACAAACTTTTTATCATCAAACTATTAGAAAATATGTTACCCTTTTTGGTACTTTATTTAATGATATTAATATAGAAAAGAAAAATTCTTCAGGTAAAGTTGTATCTAGACAAAAAGTTCCTATTGCATATGGACCTAAACAGAAATTTATTCAAAGATTACGACAAGATCCTAATTTAACTAAACAAGTTGCTATTCAATTACCAAGATTAGCATTTGAGATGACAGGAATGAGTTATGATCCTGCAAGAAAATTAAATACAGTAGGAAAAATAACTCAAAGATCAGTTGTAAATGGCCACAATACATTAGCAAAACAATTCAATCCTTCTCCATATATTTTTGATTTTTCATTATATGCTTTTGTTGAAAATGCTGAAGATGGTACACAAATTTTAGAACAAATATTACCTTTTTTTACTCCTGAATTTAATGTAAGTGTTAATATTATAACTGAAATGGGTGTTAAATTAGATATACCGATTATAATTGGTGGAGCATCTAGTGAGGATTCTTATGAGGGAGAATTTAGTACAAGAAGAACGATAATATGGACTATCAATTTTTCATTAAAAGGATTTATTTATCCTGACATCAAAAAAGGTGGTAAAATTATCAAGTCGATTGATATTGCTTTTAGACAACAACCTGAAGATGAATTTGCATCTTCTGAATTGAATAAACTAGTTTTAGAATCAAGCACCAATTTTAGTGAATCTTATCTTAGATTAGATACAGAAGACTTAAATGAAAAAAGTAGTGACTTCATAGTATTTGAAGATAGTAATATTAATCTAGGTAGAAATAATATCATTAGTAAAATTAAAATTACTCCAGAAGGAGGATCCGAACAGTTTATAGAACCTGGTGATGATTTTACCGCTAATACGCAAATAACCGTTTTTAATCCTCCAGTTGATTATAATGATGAAAACGGAGAATTTTCATAATGAAAGATTTTGGAGACAAATTAAACGAAATTTTGGATTTGACTGAAAATGTGTCAATCGCAAAACCACCAATAGAAAGAAAAAAAGTAGATTCTACTAATGATGATGTAGATAATGATTACATTTATGCTCGTGAAAATATGTATAATATTATTGAAAGAGGTCAGGATGCCATTGATGAATTATTACAAGAAGCAAGAGATAGTGGAAATGCAAGAATGTTTGAAGTCCTAGGACAATTAATAAAAACCGTTGGTGAACAAAATCAAAATTTAGTCAATATACACAAGCAATTAAAAGACATAAAAAAAGAAGTTGATTCTGTTCCTAATAAAGTAACAAATGCTTTATTTGTTGGTAGTACGTCAGATCTTCAAAAAATGTTGAAAGACAGTAAAAATGGCACATCTGGGTCAGATTGATCGTACAGATCCTTCCAAACCAGTTTTTGTTAGATATGTAACACAAAACAAAGACTGGAAATCATTAAATTTAAGAATAGAAAATAGACAGACGGCAGAACTTTTTAAAAAAGAAAATAATGATTTAATTAGTTTCGATGAACCTATCTTAATATCAGAAAAAACAGAAATAAAAATATTAGATAATAATTATTTTGATTACAGAAGCAAGAAATATGCTAATGTTGAATTTAATAAAAATCAAGGATATGTTTTAATTTCTAAAATTAGAAAACCAACTGATAGTTTAAATAGAGAAGTAGTACCAAAATTAGGTATTTTAGCGGAAGATTTTACAGAAAAAGGACATGATGAAGATGTCACTATTTTGACTAAAAAAAATGTTTCGGTAAAATCATTTGATACATTTGATCAATTAAAAAAAAGTATTATGTATGGATTGAAAAATAAAACTAAAGAAGAAAAAATCATTAAAAAAATTGAAGATTATTTAAATGGTGATGATTACACAAAAATAGATTTAAATGGTATTGATGATAGACATATTGATGAATTGGGAGTTTATTTTGGAGAAGTATTAATAGGTTTGCTAGGATTTAAGAAAAAATTAACTGAAACTAGCACTCCTTCTGATATGTTTGGAAATATGGAATTAAAAAAATTCGCAATACCAACTGATCCTGCATTTAAATTAGTTGATAGTACATTAATTTTTGATAAAAAAACTATAAGCATTTCCAGTAAATATGATAAAGGTGCCGCGGCATCATTTATGACTAATGTATTACCATATGCGTTATCCGAATACTCAAATTACAAAAAATGTTTTTTGAAAGAAATGTGCGAAGTTATTTCTGGAATGGGATATACTGTTTCTCAATTATCTGCTGATAATTTTAGATATTCAAAAAATATTATGTTTGAAATTGGTATTAGAAAAATTTTAAATATATCTAAAAAAGATGTTAAAAATACTAATCATTCAATTTATGACACTATTAGAAAAATGTCTAGAGGAGCAAATTTAACAGATAAAGAAGATTATGAAATGGATACTGTAACTGATGCTATTGAAGATTATTTTGACAAAAGAAATAATTTTCCTGGTGGTTCAAATGTTATCAAAACAATAAGGGAAAATTATCCATTAACAATAACTTCATTTTTCAATTATTCGATATCTGGCGAATTATCAAAAGATCATGTTTCTATGCAATATATTGAAGATATTATAGGTGGTAAAGATTTTTATCAAGCAAATTTAAAAAAATCTTCTTGGAGAAAAGGAATGATAGATATTAGAATAATTAATCCAAGATCAGCCAAATTAAAAATATTAGGTTCTATGTCCAGTGCTAAAGATTACACTGCTAAACATGGAATGATAAACTACGAGTTGATATAATGCCTACAGAAAATTATTTAGGAAATCCTTTATTAAAAGCCGCTTATGTTCCTGTTGAATATGACGAAAAAACTTTAAAAGAATTTTTAATTTGTCAACAAGATCCTGTTCATTTTTCTAAAAAATATGTTCAAATTGTACATGTAGATCAAGGACTTATTCCTTTTGATTTGTATGATTATCAAGAGGATATGATTGATAAGTTTCATCATAATCGTTTTGTTATTTGTAAGATGCCTAGACAAACAGGTAAATCTACAACTATAGTATCTTATCTATTGCATTATGCACTATTTAATGAACAATCTAATATAGCAATATTGGCAAATAAGGGATCAACGGCCAGAGATATTTTACAAAGACTCAAAACTGCATATGAACATCTACCAAAGTGGTTACAACAAGGAGTTGTTGTATGGAATAGAGGCAATATAGAGTTAGAAAATGGTAGTAAAGTTATTGCCGCATCTACATCATCATCCGCAGTTCGTGGTTCTTCTTTTAATATAATTTTTATGGATGAGTTTGCTCATATTGATCCACCATCTTTAGCAGAAGAATTTTTTACATCAGTTTATCCTACAATTTCATCTGGTAAAACTACTAAAGTCTTTATAGTTTCAACACCCAAAGGCTTAAATATGTTTTACAAAATGTGGATTGATGCTGAAGAAGAAAGAAGTTCATATGTTCCTATAGAAGTACATTGGTCTCAAGTTCCAGGTAGAGATCAAAAATGGAAAGAAGAAACAATTCGTAATACCAGTGAGTTGCAATTTTCTCAAGAATATGAATGTGAATTTATAGGATCTCAAAATACTTTAATATCTGCAACAAAATTAAGAATGCTTGCGTATAAACCCACAATAAAACAAAAAAATGGATTGGACATGTATGTTGATGTTGATAAAAAAAGATCTTATGTATGTGTAGTGGATACTGCAAGGGGTAGAGGTCAAGATTATTCTGCATTTTCTATTTTTGATATTTCAGAGTTTCCATATGTTCAAGTTGCTAAGTATAGAGATGCAAATATTTCACCCATGGTCTTTCCTAATATAATAGAAAATGTTTGTAAATATTATAACAAAGCATATGTTTTAGTTGAAATAAATGATATTGGTGGTCAAGTTGCTGATATTCTTCATCATGATTTAGAATATGATAATATTTTTCAAACAAGTGTTTTGGGTAGGTCTGGTCAAACATTGGGCGGAGGTTTTGGTAAGGGCGCACAATTAGGAATTAGAACAACCAAAGAAGTTAAACGTAAAGGATGTTCTAATTTAAAAGATTTGATCGAAAGTGATAAATTAATTATATGGGATCTAGACACAATAAATGAATTAACCACCTATGTTTCTAAAGGAACAAGTTTTGAAGCAGATGAAGGATATCATGACGATTTAGTTACGACCCTTTTATTATTTGGTTGGTTAGTAAATCAAAAATATTTTACAGAAATTACTGATTTAGATTTACGTGAAAAAATGTTTAAAGAGCAACTTGAAGAGGCAGAAGCACAAATGTTACCCTTTGGATTTATCGATGATGGATTAGAGGATAATACAAAAGTTGTGGATATGGGTGGTGAAAAATGGTTTGTTCAAGAAGATTACGATTCTAGTTATCTACACTAATTTTATGTATTTTATTAGGTACTTTTATTTCAGATATTAATTTTTCTATCTGAGAAATTAAATCTGGTCTAATTTTTTTTAATTTTTCTAAATACCTAATTGATTCTGTAAAAATCATTTCTGGATTTATTCTTAATTCATAAAATTTATTTCTTGTTTCGCTTTTTGTTGTTAAATACAAATGTTCTGGGTTTACACAATAAGTATTGTTGCAAGATTGATGAACAATTTTTTCTTTATCGATGTTTCCCTTGTACGCTAAATAAGAAAATCTATGTGCTGGAATAGATTTTCCGTTATACGAAAACATTCCATATCCTTGTTTGGTTTTACTTGCTATCCAAAAATGACAAGTTTCACTTTTAATTATTTTTTCTTCAAATCTTTTAATATCTTTTTCATTAATCATAATTATATTTATTTTACAATAAATAAAATTCTCTCTGAAATTAGCCTTTTTAATAAATAATTTAAGTAATATTTTTACACAAGTCAATTATATTAGGAGAAAGAATGGCTTTTCAGGTAAGTCCTGGTGTTAGTGTTGCCGAAGTAGATTTGACAACTAGAGTCCCCATCCCTTCTGTATCAGATGGTGGATTTGCTGGTTTTTTTAATTGGGGACCAGCCGAAGAAGTCAAATTAATCAGTAGTGAAGACGAACTGGTAAAACTTTTTGGTAAACCTAATTCCTCAAACTATAAATCTTTTTTTACAGCGGCTAATTTCTTAAAATATTCAAATAAATTAAGAATTGTACGTGCCGCAAATACTGCTGAAGCAAGAAATGCAGTTTCTGGTGGAACCGCAGTTTATATACAAAATGATGCAAAATATCAAAATACATATGAAACATCAGCAACCGCAGGCACAACTTGGTTTGCAAAATTTCCAGGGGAACTTGGAAATTCCTTAAAAACAAGTATTTGTTTGTCTGATCGAGCCAATACTACTGTTACAACAGATGGTGTTGTTTCTGTTGCGAGTAATGCATCAATAGTATTAACAGGAACTTTTGATTCCTCTGCTGGTTCAAATGTTTTTGAAACAACTAGTGGATCAGCATCAAATGTTGATTTTCAACTGAGAAAAGGTGATGTAATTAAGCATGGATCAACCACGGGTATTGTTACTGAAGTAACTAATAGTACATCATTCATTGCAATACAGGGTGATGATACAGATATTGATTCATCAGAAATAAGTGCAGGATCAATTGTGAGACTCAAAAGATCTGCATTTGAAGAACCTGCTGAAAATATGTTAGGTACGATTGAAATTACTTCTGGCGCTAATGCAGTTGTTGGATCATCAACTAAATTTGATCTTCAAGTTCACATTGGTGATATTTTAACATTTAATGATTCATCTGGATTGAAAACAAGAAGAAGAGTTTCAACAATTTCATCTAATAATGCATTAACATTTACTGAACCAGTAAATAGAGGTGTAACGGCGGGTACAACTTTTAGTAGAGAATGGGAATACAGAGAAAGTTTTTCAACACCACCATTGACATCGACTTATGCTTATGATAAAACGGAAAACAAAGACGTAAGCGATGAAATACATGTAATTGTTGTTGATGAAGATGGAGAAATTTCTGGAACAAAAGATAACAGAGGTTCTACTGCACAAAGTTCAAAATCAATCATAGAAAAATATGAGGGTTTATCAGTAGCAGATGGTGCTACTGGAGATAATGGCGCAACTATCTTTTACAAAGATTATATTAATGATCATTCAAATTGGATTAGATGGGGAGATCATGATCCTACTGGTGATGCAGTAACGGTTAATTCCGTGACAATTAATAAAGCGTGGGGTTCAACTATATCAAGTGGTGATACTGGAGTTTTTCAAGGCTCTCATTTAACTGGAACTGAAACAACGGTTGGATCAATTGGAGTAGTCACTACTTCATTAGTGAGTGGTGCAGATAGTTCAACAATTAATGACACTGTTCTCATCAATTCTTATGAGTATTTGAAACAACCTGAAAAAGTTGATGTTTCTCTCATTATGTCAGGTGAAGCATCCACAACTTTAGCAACATATTTAATACAAGAATTTGCAGAATACAGAAAAGATTGTGTAGTTTTTATTTCGCCTTTGGAAAGTGATGTAGTTAATCAAGAAAGTAATGAAGTTTCAAATATTATAGCGAGAAGAAATTCATTACCGTCTTCAAGTTATGCGATTATGGATGGTAATTACAAATATATGAGAGATCAATATAACGGTGTTAATCGATATGTGCCATTTAATGGAGATATGGCTGGTATTTGTGCATTAAATGATACTATTAATCCTTTCATTTCACCTGCTGGATTTAACAGAGGTAATTTAAAAGCAATTGATTCACTAGCATTTAATCCTTCCCAAGCAGAAAGAGATGATCTCTATGTTAATGGTGTTAATCCAATTGTAGGATTTCCTGGTAAGGGAAGAGTTCTTTTTGGAGATAAAACATTATTGGCCAAACCATCTGCTTTTGATAGAATTAATGTAAGAAGACTTTTCATTGCATTAGAAAAAGCAATTGCAAATGCCGCTGAATTTTCTCTCTTTGAATTTAATGATGATTTTACAAGGGCACAATTTGTGGCTCAAGTAGAACCATTTCTTAGAGACATACAATCCAATAGAGGAATAACTGACTTTAAAGTTGTATGTGATGCTACAAACAATACACCTGTAGTCATAGATAGAAATGAATTCAGAGGAGATATATTCATTAAACCAGCGAGATCAATTAATTTTATTCAATTGAATTTTGTTGCGGTAGGTTCTGGTGTCGATTTTACTGAAGTAGTTGGCGCAGTTTAATTTTTTAAACGGGGAAAGACTGTAGTAGCCGAAGGGTGTGCTTATAAAAATAAACTTCCCCGTTTTTTATTAATCTTACTACAGGTTAGGAGAATAAATGTCATTTAATGTTTCAGATTTTAGACAAAAAATGTCTGGTGATGGTGCAAGACCAAATTTATTTGAAGTAGAAATACCGAATAATGCACCATTTAATTTTACTGGTAATGATCAATTTAAATTTTTTTGTAGAGCAACTTCTATTCCAGGATCAACAATAGGAACCGCAATCGTTCCTTATTTTGGTAGAGAAATTAAATTTGCTGGTAATAGAACTTTTGCTGATTGGACAGTCACAGTTGTTAATGATGAAGATTTCAAATATAGAGATAATTTTGAAGACTGGATGCAAGGTATTAATAGTCATGTTGCAAATAAAAGATTTACTGGTGGAACAGGATATGGTGTTACTGCAAAAGTAAAACAATATGGTAAAGTAAATGCCGCAACTCCAATTAGAACATATGAATTTGTAGGGGTATTTCCTGTTGATTTGAGTGAAATTACGTTAGATTGGGGAGATAATGATACCATTGAAGAATTTACTGTCACATTTGCCTATCAATACTGGCGAGTAGCATAAACTTTAAAACTTTCTGATTTTGCGAGTGAATAAATATAAATTAGTATTATATTTTTCACTTGCATTTCAGGAATCCCATGCCTATTGATTTATTTGGTTTTACAATCGGAAGAAAAGAAGATAAGAATATAAAAGTTCAGACTTTTGCAGAAGCAGAACATGAAGATGGAGCAATGTCCGTTGCTTCTGGTGGAATATATGGGACTTATGTAGATACTGAAGGAGCGATTAAAAGCGAATCAGAATTAATTAATCGTTATCGTGATATGGCATTACAAGCGGAAGTAGAAAATGCTATTGATGATATCTCAAATGAGGCCATTGTTACATCTAAAGATAAACCATCCGTTAGAATTAATGTTGATAACCTAAATGTTTCTGATAATATTAGAGAAAAAGTTAGAGCAGAATTTAAAGAAATATCTAAACTTTTAGATTTTCAGAATCTAGGTCATGATCTTTTTAGAAGATGGTATGTAGACGGTAGGATATATTATCATGTTATAATTGATGAAAAAAATATTAAAAAAGGGATACACGAATTAAGAATTTTAGACCCCAGAAAAATTAAAAAAGTTAGAGAAACTTCCAAAAAAAGACAACCAGATGGTACAGTAAAAAAACAAGTTAATGAATTTTATGTTTATAATGAAAAAGGGATATATCAATCTCAAGGACAGACATTTGGTACTTCTTTTACTAATGCCGCAAATGGTTTAAAAATTTCAACAGATTCAATAGTTTATTGTCATTCGGGATTATTGAATAGTACAAGATCTTTAGTATTATCTTATTTACACAAAGCAATCAAACCACTTAATCAATTAAGAATGATTGAGGATTCTTTGGTGATTTATAGAATATCAAGGGCACCTGAAAGAAGAATTTTTTATGTTGATGTTGGTAATCTTCCAAAATTAAAAGCAGAACAATACATGAGAGATTTGATGACAAGATATAAAAACAAACTTGTCTATGATGCAAATACTGGTGAAATTAGAGATGATCGTAAACATATGTCTATGCTTGAAGATTATTGGATGCCACGCAGAGAAGGTGGAAGAGGTACAGAAATTTCAACTTTACCAGGGGGACAAAATTTAGGAGATATTGAAGACGTTCTTTATTTTCAAAAGAAACTTTATAAATCATTGGGTGTTCCAATATCAAGACTTGAATCTGAAGCAAATTATACAATAGGTAGAGCCACAGAAATTTCAAGAGATGAAGTTAAATTTACACGTTTTGTTAATAAACTTCAAAATAGATTTTCTTTGTTATTTGATGAAATAATGGAAAGACAATTGACACTAAAAGGTATATTATCTAGATCTGATTGGAAAAAAATAAGAAATGAAGTTTTTTATCAATTTGAATCAGATAGTCATTTTGCTGAAGTGAAACATAATGAATTAATGCAAGATCGTTTAAATATTTTGAGAGATTTACAGGATTATGTAGGTAAATATTATTCACATGAATTTGTAAGAAAAAATATTTTAAGACAAACTGACGATGAAATTTTATCTAATGATCAACAAATGCAAAAAGAAATTGAAGATCCCAGATTTTCTGGAGAAGATGACATGCAATTTAATTCAGTTGATATAGAAGATAAAACAAAAGAAATCATTAATGAAAATTTTTTAGACACAAAAATTTCAGAAAAGTTAGAAATAGCACAACAAGATAAAGAAATAAAAGATAAAGTTAATGATATTTTTTCATCCATATTAGAAGAAAACGATAAAGAAAGCATTAAGTATATTGAATAATAATAAAAAACATGTCAGATGAAAATCAAAAAAATTTAGATTCTACTAAAGTATTAGCCGCATCCCTTGCTTATACTCAAAAAGAACTAAAAAAAACAAAAGAAGAATTATTAGAACAGTATCTAAAAACTGGTTCCTCGGGATCTTCAGGTTCTGACGGTTCTTCTGGTACATCTGGCGAATCGGGCTCTTCTGGTACTTCAGGTTCATTTGGTACATCTGGATCATCTGGTGATTCAGGCTCATCTGGCACTTCAGGCATAGACGGATCTTCAGGTACATCTGGTATTGATGGATTAGACGGATCTTCAGGCACATCTGGTATTGATGGATTAGACGGATCTTCAGGCACATCTGGTATTGATGGATCAGACGGATCTTCAGGTGTGGATGGATCTTCAGGCACATCTGGTATTGATGGATCAGACGGATCAGATGGACTAGACGGTTCATCAGGAACTTCTGGATTAGATGGGTCAGATGGATTAGATGGTTCATCTGGTACTTCAGGCATTGATGGCACTTCAGGATTAGATGGTTCGTCTGGTACTTCAGGTATTGACGGTATTGATGGCACTTCAGGATTAGATGGTTCGTCTGGTACTTCAGGTATTGATGGGATTGACGGAGTTGATGGAACTTCAGGTATTGATGGATCAGATGGATCTTCAGGCACATCTGGTATTGATGGAATAAGGGGCGAAAGCGGATCATCGGGTACATCTGGAAAAGATGGTACTTCTGGAACTTCAGGTTTAGATGGAAAAAAAGGTGCAAAGGGACCAAAGGGAGATAAAGGATCAAAAGGTCCCAAAGGAGATAAGGGACCAAAGGGACCTAAGGGAGACAAAGGAAGTGATGTAGATGTAAAACCCATCAAAAGAGAATTAAAAGATTTAAAAAGTGTTGTACAAAAAGTAAGTAGTCAAACAACTCAAAATGCTCAACAAATTGTTGGATTAGGTGCTGGTGGTGGAGGTGCTGTAAACATAAAAGATTTGGACGATGTAGATTCTTCAAATTTTCAAAACGGTAAAGCATTAATTTACAATTCAACTACCAAAAAATGGGAACCAGGTGAAGCGGGTTCAGCATTAAGAGTAAAAGAAGTCAATGATCCAGTAGAAAATATTGATGTATCGGATGTTGATGAATTACAATTTGATGTAGATGGCGGATTTGCATTAACAAAAATTGAAGATGGAAAAGTTAGAGTTACATTAGAAAGCACGTTTAAAACATGGGAAGTTAGTGGCGATGATAATTTAGTAGCATCTGGTGTTGACACAGTAGAATTTGTTGCCGGTGCAGGTATGGAAATTTCTACTGATATTTCTACTGATCCAAAACAAATTAAATTTAGAAATACAGGTAGTGGTTTCGCCACATCTGGATCTTCTGGAGAATCGGGATCGCAGGGTGTTTCTGGTTCAGCAGGTAGTTCTGGTTCAGTTGGTTCATCTGGAAGTTCTGGCTCATCTGGATCTTCTGGCTCTTCTGGTGTAGATGGAAGTTCAGGATCTTCAGGAAGTTCTGGCTCATCGGGTGAAACTATTGTAAATGCTTCATCAGGTTCATCTGGTTCAGCAGGATCTTCAGGATCATCGGGTAGTTCTGGTTCATCTGGAAGTTCTGGCTCATCTGGATCTTCTGGCTCGTCTGGAAGTTCGGG